CAACATGTGTCCAATATCTGCGAGTGTCATAGTTCTGCACTCGAACTAGATCCAATGTGGCAAAAGTTTTCGCTGTGGTCACGCTGTAGATTGCCCACAGACCATTTTGTGCAGAATCGCTGACCACTAGATATAGATATCCCACAGGAACCTGTGCAAGATCTTGGTAGCTGAGTTCTTCAAGATTAGCTACTCGTTTGTTCCACGCTCCTGTGCCAGCAGGTGGTTCCGGTTCTCTGCTGTATAGTAATGGGTAACTGCGTATCTCTGTGATAGGATACTGTGCTAATACTGTGTTGACTCTGGTTAGATAGTTCTTCAATGCCAAGAATCTATCGGCAAACATGCTCTGACGTGGTCTAAACTGCACACCATATCGATTGGCTATGCTGAGACTTGGGTCCGGCACCCGAGCACCTGTGAGATTTACTCCACACAAGCTGTCTTGTAATTTGAGATACAAGTTATCAGGCAAGAATCCATCTGCACGATCTTGTGGAATCAAGCTGTATTGAACGTGAACATTGGCATCGGTCAATTCTCTGTCAAATTCAATACTCAATATAGTATCTTGTGCAGAAATATCATTTTCAGCATTATAAATGCCTGTAGCACTGGCACTAAGGAATGCCACGTAAGGAATACCTGAACTACGTGGATCTTCGATGTATCTTGCGATACCTGTGGTACTGAGTGTTTTTCCAGCTGCGGTATTGATAGTGGTAATACCTTGCACCCAGAAATAATAAGTGGACGTAAAAATATTATCAGTATTCAACCCATTGGTTACATTGTAACTGGTCACATTCAGTGGAGTTCCTGGACCGGTATAATTGGCCGGAGGAACATCACTACTCACCCATTGGCATATGGTTACCACCGATCCTGGGAATACTTGTCCCCAACGACGTGCAGCATAGGTAATATTGTCTTGGTTGGGGTCAACGAATCTCACTGTGCTAGTATCCCACCAAACTTCTCCCACATGTGCTGCTGCCCAGATTCTTCCATAATTATTCACAGTACCCACGTTATACGCAGCTGGATCTACTGCACCGATATAGTTTATGTTTTCTGCTGCGGCACCCAATATCTTGCCTTGCAATGGATCAAAGAAATCAAAGAATGTGGTCTTTGCACCGGTCATCACGCTGTAGCTGTAAACAGAATTGATCAACTTGATATCCACTACCGGTAATTGCTCATGTATCACAGCCCAGGCCGGAGTAAGAGAAGCATTGTTGAATACTGCAACCCGTCCGTAATTTAATTCACTCTGAGTACTGTCATCTAAGTCACTGCCCGGACTACCGACCAGCAACACCCCATTGACATAACTGATAGCTGTACCAAACTGGTCTAGTTCTTGTACTCGTTGATCATATATCTGTTGGCCAAACACAAACTTTCCTGGGTTGCTGACTGAGTCACCAATGCTGCGTAGATAATCGTATGTGTATACCACACCGCTTTGATATAAAGGCCCGTTGAAAGTTGTGGTACTAGCATCAAAATATGTAGTACCTTCATCAAATGTATTTGGGCGATATAGATTACCTTGTGGTGCGCCCACACTCAAGGTCAATGCAGAGGTGTCAATGTTGACAGCTGATCCGAATTTAGCATTCAGTACCGGAGCAGGACTGGTAATTGTTTGTGTATATGCAAAGGTATCAAATACAAGACTCTGGAATACTGTTCCAATCAACCCCGGTAAAACAGTCAGTCTATTTCCTTCTTCTGCGGCCACTATGTTCTTGACACTGATGGTCAACAATCCATCACTGCTGGTGCCCGATGCTCCTACTCTTGCAACGACATTAGCGATTCCTGAATTGTTGATGTCTTGTGCCAATACAGCCGGCCATCCACTGGTTTGCCAGTATGTGGTATCAGTAATCACTACCCCCACAGGTACTGCACGAATAGCGATGTATATGTCCTGATTATGTTTAACGATATCATTTTTTGCATAAGTGCTGATGCTGGTCCAGGAATCAGGTGTGCTGACTGCGACTTCTTGATCATTGATTCTGATTGTTTCCCCGGGCACCAACAATGCGTTAGCGTTGGTACTGGTTATGGTTCCGTAAACACGACTTTGATTTACATTGCGCTGTACAGATCCTGCCTGCGCCAATACAGAACTGTCTTGAGGAGCTCCTGTGTATAGACTGCAACTGTATCGGCAAATATCCACACTTGATCCAAAATTTGCATCACTTGTTGGTGAATTGGCTCCTATGATCTGTAATAGATTAAATGTGTTGGCTTGTATCTGCAATATGTCACCCACTGCCAATTCTGTACTGACAGTGACTGTGGATCCGGATACCGTGAATGTTCCAGTTATATTACCTTGTGTGTTGGTCAGGAATTGGTTGTTTAGAATCACCGAAGTAGGTGCGACCAATAACCCACCATCCACTGTGTAAGAAGTTTGTGCAACATCAGTCACAACAAAGTTTTGCACCGACCGATCATACACATACACGGCACCAGCATTTTCAGTGCCGTCATAGTAGTCATTAGGAGTTCCGATCATGACCTGGCGGCCATCTACAGTACAGGCCACGCTTTCACCAAATCTAGCCGAGTCAGGAAGTCTAGCTGTGATAGTGGTAGATGGCACACTCTGATTGAGACTTACCTGATAGGTACCGGTTCCTCCGATTCCTGTGAGTAATGCTGTGATCCTGAGACCTGGTATAATTCCAAATCCTGAAAGTATCATGCCTTTGGTAAGTGGAGGTGATCCAACTGGTACCGAGCTCACTGTCATCGTGGTGCCGGAGATTGATGCTGTGAAGTTTAAATTGAATTCTAAAGTATCAACAAAAGTATAGTAACCGGTTGTACTTACATTGATTGATGCACCTGCCCCTGGCGCGGTTTGAAAAATCAAGTCTCTGCCATAAGTGCTGTCGTCGGCATTGAATGTGTAATCAATATTTGGCCGCTGTAGGGTTCCATTCAACACAACTTTGAAACTGTAGATGTTTACCGCTGAGTACAAGTATTCATTCAATGAGAATGTCTTGTTTGATCCATTGCCCACATAAGATTGTGATGTTCTACGTGCGATCTTCAACGTCAACTGACTGTTGGGCGCTGAGCTAAAAACAATACTAGTGCCAGTTTGTGTATAATCAACCCCATATACCAGACGTTGATTGTTCAATACCACAGTGATCTGTTGATATTCTTGATCATCAATCACAATATAATCGCTGTAATTGAAAACATTTTGTTTGCCATTTGTGGTATAGGTCACACTCTGTGGCTCAACTTCCACTAATCCATAAGCAAATACTCGATTGATGCCTGGAGCACCAATGTACATCCAGCGTTCATCGCGGCTCACAGCCAGGCTGTATCCAAATTCTGCCGGGTATTGCAGATCTCTGGGGTCAGGAACTGTAAGCAGTGTTGAAATAACAAAATCAACTGTGCCCGGTATGCGATATACCACAGCAGCATATCCTCGATTGTTATAACTGCTAGGTGCGCCAATTACTTGCCAAGTTTCATTGCCTATGCTGACTGCTTGGCCAAACCCAATGGTATCAGCAGCACCAAGTTCAATGATAGCACTTTCTAAAAATGGGTTAGTCGCTGATCGAATATATGTGTATATTGCGCCGATATCTGAATCGTATGCTGGACTGCCCACCAATGCATATAGATTGGTATTGGCTTGCCCTATGGCTTGGCCAAACTTGCTGTTTAATTCTGGATTGTTGGCTTTGATTTCCAGAGCCGATGTGAACACTTGTTGTTTTTCTAATACTTCCCAGAGATCCAATCCATTGTTGTCTACCCATACTTTGTTTCCTGGTATGAGGCTGTTGGCGTATGGTAAAGTGATAACATCGCTGGCCTGACTCACCCGCTGAGTTTGCAAAACAAATCCAATGCCGTTGCCTAGTGCGGTTATCTGATTGGCATTTGTAAAATTAAAACTAGCCACCAGTTGAGTGGCACTGGGAACAGTCAATACTTCATATACACCATCAACTGTGTCTGAGAAAAATCTCACGATAAACAATGTTCCTGCTGTGATTCCGTGTGGTTTTGTAAACTCAAAAACACCAGTACCATCAAGATTGGTTGTTATAGAACTCAAATATCCTGGTATTTGATTTGTTCTGTAAATGCCCCAGTCGTAGTTGTTGATCTTGGCTACCCAGATCACTGTGCCCACATCAATGGAATCTATGTTTGCATTGAGTGAAGCTGGTTCGGTTATGTCAAATACTGTGATATCAACATCATCAAAATTCACATATCCTGCGCTGGGCAATGCCGAGTCAGTCACAGGAATTGTGACAGTGGTCAGAATGTTAGGGCTTGTTATCTTATAGCTAGATTTCCACAGTTTATTCAACAATACTGTTTGTTCGGCCAAACTAGATTCATGTGTTGATATCACTTGTATGGTACTGGGATTGGCAGTAAGCAATGCTTCATTGAGTTGTAGTTCATAGAAGCTGCGATTGGCATTGGCTCCATAGGTGCCACGTAACACGGCCCAATTTTCGTAGATATCATATTGTGCTACACCTCGGCCAAGGTCTGCGAATGAGAATAACTCTGCTGCTTGTACTGTGCCTTTGGTGCCTAAGAATTGTTGATACAAACTGACTTGACTGGTACTGTCTAATTCTAGATTTACCATGTATTGTCGTGGTTTCCATCCAATCAATGCATAGCCAAACAAGTCTTGATTGAGTTCAAGATTGGCAGTATAGATGTTGTAGGTGTTGGCCAGTTGGTCACTCTTGTTGGCCAAGTTAGGCAACAAGCCTTGTTGTATTTTGGTGTAGTCAGATACTGTCCATTGATTGATGTCAAAGGCAGCTGATGGCTGTACAATATCAACGGCACTGTAATAGGTATTTTTCCATTCTACGATCTCGCCGCGGGCATATTTCTTCAACGGATCCCAGGGCTTGATATTGTCTTGATTTAAAATAAATCCTTGTGCGTCTAACTGTCCGTTCCATTCTGTAGTGGTCCACCCTGCAAGTCTTATACGACTTTGTCTTGCACCAGTGATTGGATTGTATATGAGGTCTGCAAAGATACTGGTGTTGTCCAACACAACCATGTTTTCGTAGTTGGTGAATTTAATATTCAGGAAGTTTATGGTGTTGTTGGTTAAACTAGAGATCGTGAAAGTATTGTCTAGACGTTCAATCACAAGATCTCTAGCATTGAACGGTGTACGATCTGCGTTGAGCACCATGTTTTCTATCGTCTGCACAGCGATGCTATCCACGATAGCACCTGCACGTTCAACGATTAGTTTAGTGGCACCTGGGTTGAGATTGATGATGGAACCGGTTTCCCATCCTTGATTGCTCCAATACAAAAATTCACTGGCCATTTGATTCCAGTCTAGGATGTAACCATTTTCTAGAGTGTCAAATACCAGTCCTTGATTTTGTAATAATTTTCCGTAGCTCAGCAAGAAGTCTACCATCAATGTTTGATTTGTAAACACATAACCGTATGGAATCTGTACCACATTGTTGGTATAATTCACTGGTACGCGGACCGAACTACCGCCAGCGGATACTGTGGCCAAGTTTCCATTGATCTGGCTTTGTAGAATGTTAAAATATTGTTGATTTAAACTGTATCCATATACTGCCCATCCTGTGCTGGTGCTTTGTACGATCACACTAGAATAGGTCAGTTGAGCAAAAGGTACATTCTTGTAAAACAATAGATTGTAACTGTTGTCTGGTATCAACAAGCTGGAATTCTGACTGTTGGGACTAGACTTTTCTGTATAAATTTCTAATAGATTCTTGGCCGAGAAACTGGCCATCCTGTAGCACAACCTAACATCAAGATTTTTAAGATCAACAGTGAGTGCATCAGTGGAATTGATACCACTCTGACGATTGAAATCCACGATCCAGTCAATGTAACTGGCTTTGCTTGTGCCATTGCCATATATTTCTAAACCATTGGCATCCAATCTATAACGCTGGTTGTACAGGTATTGATTGTAATCTGTGTCAAATTTATACAAGTCTCTATCAGCAAACAATGAGAAGAATTCAGCAGGACGGGTCAGCGCCAACAATCTCATGATTGCAAATGGATATGCGCTGGATGTGCGCCATGCATTTTCTACCGGGCCATCGTCGCCTGCCACCCAACTGCGTCGGAAATTATTGCTATTAAAGTTTCCTACCATGACCTGCATGGGACTTAGCAAAGCACCTTCACTGCTCACTGGAATCACGTCCAGCAATCCTTTGCGAATATATTCCGGACGAACGTAGGGTGCCACTGGATCTCTCACAAGACCTGCAGAAAGATCTCCCCAAAGCACCAAGTTGCCAGATGTATAAGGTGGTGGGCCATATTCATCTGTCCACCAAATTGGCATTTCGCTGAATCCCAACATCTCCCAAGGCCGAGTGGCCGGATAGATAGTGTCGTAGAAATAGTTGTAGATACCTCTCCAGGCACCGATCACTAGAGGTTCATTGTCGGTGAGCTTGTTTGATGCTGTGGAGTAATTCCAAGTGAACTGATTGGTCTGTATGTAATCCTGTGTCTTGTAGTCCAGTTTGTTCCATCCCACCCAGGTCAAGAAATCCTGATTCAAGATATCCTGGATCTCAGTCATGGTGTAGTCTGTGGTACGGAACTCTCCAGGGATCACTTCGGCTGTGGTCAATGGAATCGGATTTCCGTCCAATTTTAAATTGTTATAGATCCTGGTTTCGTATTCTAACAATAATTCATCACGGAAGTCACTGAATGCTCTAGTGATCGATCCATCGTGTCCACGTATCACAAACACCGGATCTACATAGGTGGTGTCTAAATATATTTCAGGCACATACGCAGGATACAACCCTAACTTGGTAGGAGTATTAGGCACATAACTACCATACGTGGCTTCGTATTCCTGTATGGTCACAACATCCCCCACAGCCAATGGTACTAAAATGGTAATAATAGGAGAATCAGTGCCAACTATGTACTCAACATTTCTAGTTAGTAAACGATCATTCACATAAACTAACAAGGCTTGATAATTAGCCGATGTGTAATTGAATACCTGCGTGAGATCAAATACTGCATCAGTGATTGGTGTCACTGTGGTTTGCAATTGAGTATAGACTGTGCCAGTGGGCAACATGTCACTCCAGTAGAATGGACTTGCACTTGTTCGGCCTATGTTGAGTTCAAAAAACACTGCATTGAGTATTTCAGGAATGGTCATATTGGCATAGTCGCCGGTCACTGCCTGATTTAAAAATTGTGCCTTGAATTTTTCATATTCTCTTGAATTGTATTCCAACGATGCAAAAATGTTATATTCTGGTTTACGTAGGAAATATCCTGCCAATGTCATTGGCGAACTCTGTTGCAAGATACTCAGTCCATAAGGAACAATATTTCCTAGGTCTCTTGAATTGTTAGCACCGTTGATCGCTCCAGTTAGATTTACTAAGTTTTGTGCGATACTATCATAATGAGTCCGTATGGTCCCCAATGTGAAATTAGCACTGTTACCATTCAACGGATTGTTTTCCAAGTTGACAGGCACTTGATAGAATCCCACAGCACTTACCTGATCACTCAGTGCCAACACTTCTACGATATCCCCGGACACTATCGTGGTAGTGGGATTAAACCTTATAGTGGTAGTATGGTCGGTAGTAGTGAACGTATATGTTGTTGAGTCCTGGAACAAGCTACTGTAGTTCTGGCTTACGCTGGTAGCATATACCTTGATGCTGGGCACGGTGCCGGTAGGAAGTACGGCCACATCTAGTATCAACGGAGTTGTGACCTTTATGATTTCTGTCAATGTAGTCTGAGCAACAGAAACTGTGTAAGTTCCTGTACCGCCGGTTCCTGTGAGTAATCCTGTTATCTGAGTACCGGGTGTGATGTCTTTGCCACTCAGTGTCTGTCCTATCTGCAATGATGTTCCATCTGCAGGACCTGCTGTGACTGTGAGAGTGGTACCTGTGATTGATCCTGTGATGGCCACACTGGTATAAGTGAAACTGAATTGTTGATAGACCTGGCTCTTGACTGCCGCGGGTTGCCATCCAATCTCTTTCTGATATACTGTTCTATTTGCATATTGTTTTACATAACCAATGCTGATATTTTCAGTTGTGCTGACGTTATCTTTGACATAGATAAATGTGTCTGAGTACAAATTGTTATCAAAAACGATATCGCCCACATTGTTCAAGCTGAGATACCGTAGAGGGAATCCCAAAACTGTGTCAATTATGCCACTAGTTCCAACGGCATAGCTAAACAATGCACTGCCGCCGACACTATTGCCAAGATTATTCTTGGTTGTAGAAAAAGTTGAGCTAGGATACACCGCACGGTTGCCCAGGCTATACCCGTTGAGATCGTATACATCAAACATGGGTGTTTGATTTATTGATGTTTTTTCTTGTGCCTCGATCCACTGAACGCCATCATACCAAAAGGTTATACCTTGTAATGTATTACCGCTGAGACACACCACACTCTGATCAACCAATGATTCTGCGTCTGAAGCAGGAACCAGATCAATGATAGGTTCAGCCAACAAGGTACTATCAGGCAATGGCCCAGTGGCCGGGTTGATAAACTTGACCACATATATTTTGTTGCGGACTTGAGCATCTGTATCTTTTGCAAAGATTACTCTGCTGTCTTGTTGTAGCTCGTATCCATCAATATAATATTGTGTTTGCCCATTCACATTTGATAATGCGTCGGTTTGTGTGAGGTCAATGATGTTCACTGGCTGCTTGCCTTCAGTGCCCATGTTGTACAATTTTGTACCACCGCGAAACTCAATGATAGGTCGCTTGGCTCGTTGTGCATTGTCCAACACAGTCTTGGTATTGTTGTAAGCAGCACTTGCAGAGATCACATCGATGTGGAACCAACGATTTGAACGGGTCCACGCATTGAGATCAGGACTGTCCAATGCTATGGTGATATAATCTAATTGTTGAGGCTGATTTAGACTACCATCGTAATTGCCCACATCGAACGGCAAAGAAGAAAAAGGTATAGTGGCATTTTCAGTATAAGTTTCCGGAGTGACATAATTGCTGGTTGGCAACAGTTGGATAGCCGTGCCCACGCCTGCCACATAGTATGTCTGTCCTTGGTAACTGCTAGGGACCACATCTCCTTGGAAAGTTATTTTGAGATTGTTGGTAAACACCACACCGTTGGGCGAGGTGTAGGTTTTCTTGCCAAGTATTTCTCTGGTTACATTGATAGTTTGAGATTGTGTCTGATCTACTAATCTGATCTGTCCAAAGATTTCTGGATTGGTTCCGTCTTGATACCACAGCAGGTCTTTCACAGCGGTCAGCAAAGGAATCTGCTGGAAGTATCCTTCAGCATTGCGATACCATTGTGTGGTGCTCCATTCGTCACCAAACAAAACTGTAAATTTACTCAAGGTCGGGCAAGATGCCACTGATGTTAGTTTGAGGATCGGATCGCCATTGTTTGTATATTGATATTGTATCAACCATACACTGTATCTGACATTGGGATCCAAGATAGGTGTGGTCTGGTCATATGTGAGATAATCGTAACTGCCTGGAAATCCATTGTTGCTTGGTATCTGTAACAGTGGATCAAATTGTGTGGTGATCAGCCACCCGCCATCTTCAGGATCAGTAATGGTGTTGGTAAACACTATGGTACGATTTTGGAGATTGGTGATTCCATCAATGCCATTGGGGTATTGTTCCAGGAAGGTGCTCAAGAACACATTATTGACCTGATCGAATTGCAAAGTGGTAGTAAGTAGATCTACTTGACCCGGCGTAGGAATACTGGGTATGAGTTCTAGATCATAATAAAATTGCTGTGCATTTTTGTAAGGCACACTAAAGGTGACTGTTCCTGAATCTTCACCGTTGTTGGTGACTCCCAATACGTCTCTTGAACTTATGTTAGGTGCATACGGCAATCGACCATTTACTCCTGGCTCCATCTGGATCCAGAATTGATTGGGCGGTTGATTGACGTCAAATTTATAAGTGCCACCGCGAATCAGGGTAAGCACAGGATTCTCTCCCAGCACACCTGAGAATTCATAATAGTTGTCTGCCCTGGAGACTTCAAAAGTATCGGTCAACGGAATGATAGTGGCACTGATATCCACTGACAGCGGCCCTGCAGGCAACCAATAGTACTGGCTGTAGTTAGAAAACTTATCAAAGTTTATAAAAGGATCCCAGCTGTAGTATTCACTGGTGTACAATCTTGCAGCATTATCTGTGAATCCACCTTGGCGTGCTATGGCATCAGTTATACCTGGATATGTGATAGCATCTTCGATGGTGTCAGTGTCCGGCACCATACTGATCACACCAGGTTCAAGTTGATAATTGGCACGGTCGGGTGTGGGCTCGATCACATAGTAATCATTGGGGTTTACCCCTGGTCCCACATGCCGACCTACAAATCCTTGTGTTTTCTTGAACTCGGGTTCTTGGACCAGTTGATCCAGTGTAGCTGCCAGAAACTGCTTGTTGGTACTGGTCTGAAAGATTGGTGGTAGAAAATCTACTGTTCTTGTTCTAGCCATTAGATAACTCCACTGCCGGGCGCAGTTCTTATGTTGGTAGATGTTAGTGATGTGATCACTTCCACTGAACTCACACCGGCTGCATTTACAAATATTTCGTTGGGTGCCGAGCGTATCTCGTATAGATCACCAAAATATTTCAGTGGATCCAGCGGCACAAGAACCACTGAACTCACTACTCCACCCATGTTGCGATGTACATAGGCTGCCAGTTCAGAGAAGTAAAAGGTATCACCAAAGTTCCATGCATCGATACTAAAATATTGATTGAGATTGGCCACTACCAATGTTTTAATTTCGCTGTCACTGGCTGTGGAATTAGCAGCACGGATCACCTTGATAGTGGCGCGGAGATTTTCTGCTGCCTTGGGCCCAAACAATGGTTTAAAAGTCACAGAATTTACTACCACATTATCAGAAATCATCTTGTAATTATTGAGTCCTTGATATGCGGTGCTGAGTTCATTGATAGTAGGAACATCGGGTTTAGGAACTGTGCCGGTACTATCTCTGATCCAATTTGTGTAAGCAGTATAATAACTCTGTGTTACCACGTATAAGTCAATGATGTTGGTAGTTCCCGGATCTATACGATCTGCCAGTGGAGCATTGTGACGATATTGGAAATACAAACTTGAGCGACCCACTTTAGCCAACCACCCAATAGTCACATCCACCAGTGTCCTTACGCCCACGCTATCAATCGTCAATTCGTAGAAAGCACCAATCTGCCCTTCAAGGGGTCCGATGTATATTTCTTGATCGTAAGCATAGAAAATCTGTCCAGCGATGTATTCAGTTTTGACCAATTCGATAGCATCCTGTGTGGCATAATCGCTGTTGACTCTTTCTGGTTCAACCAAAAGATAGCGTTGCAGATTATCAAAGTCCACAGTCTTTTCAAAGAACACATACTTGGTGTCTGGATTCACATCCGGGGCCACGATCTCGTTGAAGAAATCTGGATCATCGGCTATTCCATTGTTGTCTCGGTCTTGGTAACTGACAATCACTTGATAGTCATCCACGTATCCGTCTGATTGTACAGGTTGTCCAATAATCTTGAGATATACATCGCCTGGCAGAGGACTATTTGAGTCAGGTAAACTATTTGTTCGTAAAACATTTATGTAGTCGCTGATGGTGTTACCAGTTCTTGGATCATAGATGCGATTGCCAGTTTCAAAGAAGAATCTAGTTTGTAGCACCGATCCAAAATTATACACCAATGCTCGACTGGTCACTGTGTATTTTGTTCCATCTGTGATACCTTGGATCAGCCAGCTTGCATCTTGATTGGTGCCCGAGGCACTCTGTGCGTTGGCCAAACTAAAATCTGCATCCACAGCAAGATTGTTTGATGTTATCAGATACCAAGTCTGTGTGAGGTTGTCATATCCTAGACCAAAATTTCTATACAACACAATCTGATCAGCCACGCTGGTCTCAAGACTACTGGGGATATCTGTTATCAACAATGGAATAACTTGCACTGGAATAGCACCTGTTGGCACGAAATTGTTCAATATCACTGGGCCTTGTCCACTCAATCTGCCGCTGGTGAAGTTACCTTTACCTTGATTGGTTCCATCTAGATAGATACTGGACAGACTGGCCCATAATTCCATACGTTCGGCTGCCAATGTAGGTATTCCCAATTTAAGTCTGTTATTGGAATCAAAATAGTACCCAGTTGGTGCGGCAAATTTTACCAGGCTGCCCACCTGAATGTATTTGGTATTGGTACTTGAATAGGTGCTTATTGCCGCAGGATTTCCTTGGTTGTTTACAAAATATCCTGATGTTTCATTGGCCAATGAAGTGCTTTGATGCCAGGTCAGATCGTTGACCAGCAGATTTGGTCTTGGAAAATTAGCATAATAGAATTGTGTGAACGCATCAGCAGTCAACAGAGGTTGTATTTGATTGGTAATCACACTGGCTACTTCATTTCTTGTGATCCAGGTAAACAAAAATGTAGGCAGTTGATTTTCTTCCCAGATAGCACCATCACTGGCAAAGATGTTTGTACTACTGTATTTGCCAGTGTTATCTACTAGATCAAGATACCGGCTGGTACCGATACTGGCACGATTCAATGCGTAACTCTTGATTATACTGTTGTATGCTGTGAATGGAAAATTGGTGTAATCCTCACCATTCACCATGCGATTCTGTGTGTAGTATCTGGCCGGAGCACGTTGTTTGATCTGGTCTAGAGTTTCTCTACTTTGTGCATTGCTTACAGGTGTGGTAATTCCACAAGTAAATGTAATTGTTTGTAATTGTCCTGATCTGCTGACATAGCTGATTGGAATGACTACACTTTGCATCTCATCAGGATTGATGATATATGTGAGTCCATTGCTGGCACGCACATAGCAACGGAACAATCCAACAGGAATAGTTGAAAACACACCATCACCAAATGTCAGTGTGATCTGATCATTGGCTCTACTGGTCACAGAAAATAATTTGCGTTGATCTGGAGCCAATTGCTCTTGTGCTGCTGCATACACAGATTCTACATATTTCCATTCAGCGGAAACATTCCCTACATTGTCCAACTGGAATAACCAACGATCTTCATTGTTTACACCTTCAATATTGATATCCACAGTACGGTTAGGGATACGTTCAGCAAGATTGAAATCTTGATTTTGCAGTACACCTTGCTTGAAGTAGAAGAAATATCCAGTGTTGGCGCTGGCAAATCCCAATGCATCGTTGCGGAACAACAGATTAAAGATACCATTGGGCAAGGGTGGTGGTTCATACACAAATGGCTCAGTGGATGGTGTTCCTACCGATGTGGAATTCACTGCTTCAAAAGGCATGTTCACACCATCCACTGTGGCGGTGTAAGGAAATACTGGCAAGAAGCCCGGTACCAAATTGATACTGTACTCCGAAGTATCTATACCTAGAATAGTTGCACGATTTCCTGGGCGGCCCACACGTTGCGTGTCTACCAAGGCTGAATTTATAATGGTAGAAAATTGTTCGGCCCAGTTAAAATTACTTGGATCATTCCAGTTCACAGTCACACCGCCAAGATCAATACCATTGAAGTCAGTGACATTTTCTGTGGTCTGCACTGAAAATACTTTGAGATATCCTTGTGCTTCGGTGTTACGCTTGGGGGTATAACTCACAAGATTGGCCAATCGAACCACGCTATCTCTGCGTTCAGCGGTGTCGATATAATTTTCACGAGTGTTTAAGTCATTGCGGAAACTCATGGCCTGACCCATGAACGCAATCACATCTAGCATGGCAATAAATTCCGATGATTCAATGTAGTCATTGAATGTCTCTGGGTAATATTGTCGTAGATAGTCTATGAAACTTTTTCGCAAAGCTTCAAAGTCGTAGCTTTGGAAGTCAGCTTCTCTGTAAGTCTGGTAGATGCGTTTCCAGTCTTCTACGCCAAATACAACTGTTTGTCTAGTGGTGCGTGCCATAATATTTGTTTGTTTTGTTATTTACCAAAAAAATAAACGGCTAAGTTAAAGCAAAGGTTGCTATTCTTTGTTGTTGATCAAAGAACACACTTAGTAGTTGAGCATTGGTGTTGGGAGCAAACTGTACCTCCAGTTCGATCAACACACCGTTATCCTGCGGGTATATTTGAGCGTCGATGAGATTCACTCTGGGATCACCGCCCACCACTCTTTGTACTTCTTTGGTTATTTGACTCATCGTGGTCTGATCTTGATTCTCAAATAAAAAACTCCATAATATAGTTCCGTATCCGGGACGCCCGGGCAGTTGCCCTTGAGAGATATTAAAAGCATTTAGAAGATCACGTTTGATCAACTCACTGTCAACTAATGTGAACTTTTTATATTGATTTTGAGTGTTAAATCCGATGAATGTAGACATACAGATATTTATGGGAGTTCAAACAGTACCAATGGGCGCTAGGTATTGGGGCCTAGTTGATTCAACGCATTGATGATGACCTGTTGGTTCGCGCGGGCCTGTGCTATCTCTGCACGGTAACCGGCTATCTTTGTTGCTGTTTCTTGGGCTGTAGGAGAATCTACTCCTATACTCACTGCAAAAGTTCGAGAACGTTCTGCAGCCGCAATTTGTCTTTCGGCAATACGGATGATATCCGTATTGTCTTCGTATAGTGAGTCTAGAGTTTGTCTGCTTTTTCCAACCAGTTGGGCCGGCGTGATCACAGGTATACCAAGCGGTCCAGCTGTTTCTGCTGTTGTGACTGCGGCTGCTGCCGGTGGTGCAAAATCTGGACTCTCAATTTTAGAATTACCAATTATGGCTTTTGTGGCCTGATCCACATTGGTTCGGTTCACTGTGTTAGCAAATCCTTTTGCAGCCACTATACCTGCTTGCAGTGGATTTCCTCCACCGGCAATGGAAGAATTGATGTCGGCAAATGACTGACTGAACTGTGCAGATGTGGCAAAATTATTCATCTGATTTATTAGATTGCCAGGTGCTTTACCATTGAGCCAGGCTGTGGCAGTGTCGGCTCCGAATTTGGTAGCATTGTTTAACAACGGGCCTAGTTGGCTGGCCAACTCTGTTCCTTTGATAGTGCCCAACTGTTTGAGTTGATCAAAATTAGCATTCATCAATCCCTGTTGCACACGAGTTTGTAATCCGGTGTTGGATAACACTGAATTCAGATTCACAGCACCCAACTTGCCAGTCCAACTTGTAGGGCTGCTTAAAATCTCTTTGAATTTGTCCGGAACTTGTTTGATCTGATCGGCGATTCCGGGCTTGATCAATCCTGACAACTGTAACTGGTTGGCATCCAGACCAAACTTTCCAAGACCTTTGGCATTGGTAATAACACTGGCAGCTTGATTTACAGATGCAGAGGCTTGTGCCACCAGTCCTTGTATCTGATTTGACGCGATACTACCAATACTCTGAGCACTGATCTTGGTATTCACAAAATCACTCACTGATATGGCATTTGGTATCAATGCTCCTATCTTGGTAGGTAGATTGATCGCTCCGCTTATCTGTTTTGTGAGTGCTGCTGCTTGTGGACCAATCTGTGCCAATGCCGATGACAATCCACCTGCTGCTTGCGTGACTGCATTGACTACTCCTCCCACAGGAATACCAGTCAGCCCGCCACTGGCAAGTTGTTTGTCAAATATCGCCTTGGCTTGGTCAAAGGTAGCCCCCGAAGGGCCTTGTATTTCAAAGACTTTGCCATCTGGTGCTGTGAATTTAAAAACACTCATGATTTCCTCACAAGACTCCAATCGGTGGCAACCGGCTCTGCTGCCGGTGGCGGTGTGGGAGTACCTTCGGTGAGACTCACACTTGCTGCCACCCCCTTGTTGTGGAAGGGATAAGGTTCATGGGTAGGAGCCCTGGTCACGATACTTTTCAATGAGTTAGTCTTCACTTGCCAACCAGTCGAATTGTCAAATGTGGTATCATCCAATGTGGTTGTGGGGAACAATCTGGGTTTTGAAACAGTTCCTGCGCCCGACCCATTGAGATCAATCCTGTCTGCTTTGAATTTCAATCCAGCACCACCGCTCCAAGAACCACCAGCGTCACTTTGCAATGCTATTGTTCCATCACTGCGAACACCCACGGTTGTTTCGCTATAAAAAGTCATATCGCCTTGACTGGCCATGTTTAATGTGGTGATGGCACCAATGTTGGTAGCAGCATTGGATTTCATGTTGATGTTGCCGCCGGCAAACATGTTGATGTCTTTGTCCGCATGCAGGTTGATCGTGCCTTGTGTTCTCACATTCACTGAGTTGGTGGAATAGATATCCACTGTGCCTTCTTGTCCCAGCTCGATCCAGGTCTGGCCATTGGCATGTATGATATAGAAAAAGTTTTCGCTATCGTTCATCATGATCTGATGACCTTTGGCAGTGCGTAGACGGAACAATGAATTGTTACCTTCAATGTCACCATCATCCATGACCAAGGTATGCCCGCCCTGACGACCAACAACTTTAACATCCTGTGGAGTCAAAGTGCCCTCGGCCAATTGCTTGCGGACTGTTGCTCGACTTAGCTTGCCATCGTATATGGGCAATCCCGGAGTGGACACACCATACACTGTGCTGGGACTTTCTCGTTGTGCGTTAGAGACGATAGGACCACGTTCCGGGTCGGTAGCAAGTCCTTGTTGGAAGAAAACAGCAGCTTGATAACTATGAACAGGTTTTTGCTGATCAAAAAATTTAGGATTACCATCAATTTCGTTGTTTGCTGAATTGATTTCCGTGACTGGTAATGTGGGAGCATCGGCAAAATATTCTGCCTGAGTTTTGTTACCTGTAACATACTCGCCCACGGGTGCAGCACCAATGGCTGGTAACATGTGATTTAGTGCATTGTTGATCACACACCCTACATAGTAACCTTGACTAGGATCGCCTTCCACAAAGAAACATAAAACCTGTGTGCCAATATCCGGAGGAGTGAACCACATTCCATAACTTTGTTGATTGCCTGGATATGATCCCACACCAGTATTGGAACTGGTTTTTTCTGTGACTCCGTAAAAAGGAGGAAGATAGTTGACCCAACGCCATAACTGAGGATTGTTATCTTCTCCCGAGGCAAATTGTTGTATTCGAACCTGCAGTCGTCCAGTTCGAGTAGGATCCACATTGTTCATCACAGTACCAATGAATGGACCCATCTCTGCAGGTTTGTCGCCACGATCAAACTTGTAGTTACTGGTTCTTCCTGATAGTTGTTGATTGTTTATTGACATTGATGATTGCCTTCTATATTATGCATCTTTTTGTATGAGTTGAGGAGATGCCGATGTGACCGCTAGGCTAGGATTGTTAGCGCCGCTGCCATATCCACCTAGTTTAGAAGGTGGTGGTGTTGGCACAACTTCTGTAGTTTGTATAGGTGGTGTTGCTGGCAATGGCGCCTCAAGAGTGTTACTTGCAACCACATCGCCCGATAGCTCAGCAGATGGTGCATCACTCCAATTTGCAGGATTTCTTCCTGCATCATCTCGAGCCATTTGAATCTCGTTGTCTCGTGTGGCTGCTGCTTGTGCTTCCCCTTCATTGCCTTCATTGGCTGATTGTGTGGTGCGAGTTGTTTCAGACGCTGGTGTGGGTGCCTTGACTGTTTCATTTTTTCCATCAAACAACCAAGCACCCTTGAGTTCCTGTGTAAACTTACCACGACTAAATTTACTCTTGATTCCTGTGGCTTTATAAATCACAGATTCCTGTGCTATGCCAGCGCGATTATTTTCACGGTCGGCAAAATAGTTATTTTTTCCTGGATCCATGAGTCCAGTTTCAAGATTGTAATCCACAGGTCTGTTCCAGGCAAATTCAAAGTACGGTGATCCTGCACCGTAATTGATCGTTCCATCAGGAAAAAATGGTGAGACCACAAATTCGCCAGGTTGCGGAGTCTTAGGCGATGCTATCCACGCAGGATCTCCAATGATGCTCAAATTTATTTGGGCTAAATCGGATGTGTACAACACATCGGCTGCGTTGGCTGCTGCTTCATACACATTGCCCTCGGCCCCTTCTCTGGTTTGATTACTGGCTGGTTGGAATCTTTTTGACCATATCAATCTGCTGTTGGTCTTGCTTTGTATGTCTTTTGATTGTGTGGGCCCGTTGGATGATATGGTCTGTGACCACAGATGATTAAAACTTTGTTCATACTGTGTGACCTGAGTGTTCTGCCCAGTGAACCAATAGTTGTATACCTTATGAACCCCGCGGAATACCCCAGATGCAAAATATTCACTGGTCAATGTGGTCTGATAAGGAGCTATCTTGTATATCATACGATAAGCATTGCAACGAGCATTTTCATCATACTTGATAACCTGCGCTTCGCAACTGATATCAAACCATGCAAAAGTCTTATTTGGGTGTTCATTGTACACCCATTTACCTTTGCCATCTGGAGTTGAAACCCACATGGCATTTTGTTGATCAGAAATGTAACTGCTGCTACGCATGACTTCGTCAATGAATTGTACCACTTGCTGACCAGCAGTGCAAGATCTTATTCGTAGTGATGGGTCTAGATTTTGTCTATTGGGATCAATTTTGGCGGCTGCGGTGTTTTGTGAATTTCCGCCGGCCAATGCCTTATCAACTGGTCCAGGAGGAACTATTGATGCGTTACTCAGGATTGGATCAAGGAACTGTATCTCATAGATGTCGGCTATTCCACCACGCTTTTTTGCTTCCTCGGCAAAAAATAGATTCAGTGCCGCACATAGTCCTGTGGCTTCGGTATTACCAACTTTGTAAAGAATAGCTGATGCTTTGGGTGGTGGAGGTGCTGTTCTTGCAAATCTGTTGTCACTGGAATCCAAGTTGAGATTTTCTCTAGTTGCTGCTGCCGCTGCCACTGCATTTTCTTGTCTTCTTATGTCGGCTTGTGAAGTCCTGGCCACGGTTTGCTGAGCACCTACCAAGATGTCTTTGGTCGTGGCACCCTGGAACTGGAAGTTCTGAGGTATGCTGCCACGATCTGTGCTGAACGCAGTGAGTTGTTCAATTGGTGCGCCCTTGACAGCATATTCTACCAGCTTGTTGGCCACTTTGAACTCAATGCCTGTGATCTTGAAAGGTATGAATTTTTCAATAGCTGCTTGACGATCAGTCACTCCGCGGCGTTGATCAATAGGTATCACTAGATTTCCTGCAGAATCATATCCATAAAATCTAATCACCATGCAATACTGTGCTTCACTGTAATTCACAGTGGTACCTTTTTTAACCAGTCCTTTGGTAAAGTACAGATCATTCACTGCTCGGATCAAGTTGGGTATCAACGATATTCCATTGGGTTCGGTCAACGTAAAACTAAATGAACTGAGTTTTGCTGCTCCTCTGGTTCCCGGAGTTCCGCTGACCGCAGTATCAAATTCAAAATTATCTAAATAATAGTCTAGAGGAAAGAATGGGCTGCGTCCTGTAGAAGTGGTCTGGACATAATTTTGGCTTGTGGTCTGTAGTGGGGCACCACCACTTTGTACCAACAGCGTGTAATTATTAAAATTTTTGACATCGCTACTGAGCAATGTGTTGTATGTGGCGTGGTCCAATAGATACCAACTGAGACTATATGTGTAGCTGGCAAATTGATCTAATATGTTATCTTGACTTACGATAGCATTACGAGCTCCGGCGTATAGTTCATCTAGTCTGTTGACCACTGTGGGCCGATATGCTGGTGCGGCATCATCATCACGACCGGTATTGCCAACGCCATTGACTTCAACTCTAGGTGGGTTGTTGGGATCATATTGAGGAATTGCTGCGGGTTTTGGAGGAGCAGGAGGTGGGCCGGACCTTCTTGAGTACTGGTTTTGCGCCAAAGTTCTTGTTGGATCGTTGGTCCCGAAATCTGTGTTTCCGTTTTCAGTGGTTTCTGGTTTGTTGGCATTGGTAGGAGCATCAAAGGCTTTTACTACCACTCTGCCATCTGGCCCGGTTTCTTTTTGCACCACAGGGGCTGCGCTGTTATTGGCACCATCATCTCTGGCCAGTTGAGCCTGTGCTGTGGTGTCAGCTGAACTTGATGGAGGATATCCATAGGCCATGTTTAAAATCCTAATGCGTTACGCAATGTGGTTATTTTAGGTAGATAAATCAAAGTTCCCACTTTGAAATCCAAAGGAGGTTTTGTAAGTGTGTTGGGATTGCGTTGATAAAACACCCACCAAAGACCGGCATTGTCGTAAAGGTCAAATGCCAGCAGGTCAGGTCGGTATTGATATGTCTGAGTGATCACCAAAGTCTGGTCATCACTTTCTTTGGGAAAAGACCGATTGGTCATTACATCCAGAAAAAACTGGCTGTAGGGAGTGAGATAATAAGCACTAGTGCTGTCGTAATTAGCCATTACCAGAATCCTTGTTTCACTAAATCACCATTGGCAAACTGTTTGAGACTGAACTGTCGGCTGGCCTGATTGCGTGTGACTATTGGCAGCAGACTTACCGATATGTCTATCTTAGTTGGAACATAGGTGGGAGAATTTTTACTCAAGTTAGAAGGAGAAGGTTGATAAGCAGGTATAGCACCTTTTGGTATTCCTTGTTGAGAAAATAATGCCGATAGCCTACTGAGAGCGCCCGACACAGGATTGGTAGGCAAATTGTTCTGCGAGGATGTTCTTCTTTTTAACAAATCAGTTCCATTGCTGTTAGGACTACCTGCACGTATATAGTCTACATCTGCTGGTAGACTATATTCAAAGTTGGTCAACACACAAGGATGATTGTTGAATTGATATTCGCCTAGTCCGCTGACGAATAACAATGGCGGTGGTGCACCACGTTGTGCATCTTGCCCGTAAAACATCTTGGTAGCCGACCGGAAGAAATGTATCACTGCTAGAAGATACTGTGCTTCCACTGTGTCCTGTGCTGTGAATGCTCCGGAGATACGTACTTGCCCAACTGAACTGCTTTGATAAAAATAGTTTGTGTAATTGGAATGAGTAAGATCTACATTGCTATAGGTGGCTTTGTAGCCAACATCGATCTTGGGAGTGTAAGGAAAAATCACACCAAATGTGGCTTTGAGTGGTGCTAGTATTCCTTCTTGTAGGAACGGTACATTATAAAGATAATCAGAACTGTCAGCAAGACTGATACGAACGCGCCAGTCTCCGGTGTCGTTGATTAGTTTTTTCTGCGCCGCCAGTTCCTGTTGTCTCTGAGTCAGTAGTTTGCCTGCCACAGTATTAGATGCCGGAGTAGCAACCTCGGCACCAATAGGAGTAGATCCAGTGCCGGCAGCAGCAGCGGCCTGTGCTTGAAGACTTTCTCCTGGTTTAACCAACGCCGGCGGTACCGGTGCCGGTTCAGGAGTTGGCACAGTACCACGCCCGGCTTCACCAGGAGCCTGAACAAAAGATGATGGCACATCCGCTGCCTCAAATGATTTCACAGTTGATTGTGCTGCTGCTGCTTCTGCTCGTTGTGCCGGGTCACCTGAGAACGGACTTGGTTCTGCCGCAGGTGTTTGTAAAGGTTGAGGAACTGTTTGTACTTGACTGAACGCAGAATAAGGACTGGTAGTTGTTTCGGCAGCAGCTACAGGAGCCACCGATGGATTATTGATGCCGGTTCCGTATCCAAAACCCGACGACGCTGCTGGTGTACTAGAGATTATGCGAGAATCAGCTGGAGTTTCAGTGATTGGGTTTGGCGCTGGTTCAGCTGCCTGTACTGGGGGCAGTGCCGCAGCAGCCGCTGCTCGTTGTGCCGGATCTTGAAACGTGCTCGGAGCCGGTGCCACAGTGGGAACTGCTTGTACCTGATTGAATGCAGCAAAGGGACTAGGACCGGGTTGTGGACTGGTAAGAGCGTTCTGACCTGCTCGTTGTGCTGGATCTTGGAATGTGCTGTATCCAGCACCGGGTGCGCTTGTTTGTGCGGGTTGTTGCCCCGGTTCACCTGTACCAGACTGTGTGTATGCCACGGTGGTCAATCCAGCAGCATTGGTGTCTCCACCTGCACCTGGTATCACTGCTCCTGCATTGGAATTTGTGCCATATCCGTACTGACTGGCATTGGTGCTCACCCCAGACTGCTTGGCTGCTTCTTCCACAGTGACACCTGTCCGTACCAACTGATTGAATGTAGCTGCATTGCTTGAATTGTAACCGTATTGACCCATAGAAGTTCCTATGCTTTATTTACCCAAATAATAATCTACCCAGTTTATAACCTATTGACAAACCCGCAAAGTGTGTTATAATAAATACTACTTTAAGGATACTGCCTGATGGCCACCATCGCAAGAGCAACACCAAAAACCAATTATCTCAACAACAGAGATATTCTCAAAGAAATCCACCTAAGCAAGAAAAATTATTGCGCCTACATCAATCCAGATCTAGACCATCAATATGACATCATCTTGCCTAGTGTAAGCAAAATAAATCAAAAGACCACCGCAGAAGCACGCCGAAATCGTGCAGATCGCATCAAACGTGAAACTGGTGAGATCATAGATCCCAAGAAAATACCCAACACAGACATAGTTTTCCGTGTGATGACCTGGGAGCACATACCCATGGCACCCAAAAAGATCACCAAAGCCGCTGCCAAAAAGCGCAAATTGGAAGATCTTCTTGAACTGGATGATACAGTAGAAGACGATCCATTAGCAGACTTGATCGACGAACCTATCCTAGATCCCACACACATGCGAGTGAACTTTCCTCCGTTCTTCCACTACCGTGTGGATGATAACAAAGAACCCTATCTAGTTGGCAAGAGCCACTGGCGTGGCGATCTCGAAACTGGAGAGTTTTCAAAGGATCACGGCGAGATGACTAGAACATTGGCTCGCATGTTTATGAAACTGTGCGAACGCTATGCCACAAGATCAAACTGGCGTGGATACACCTACAATGAAGAAATGCGCGGACAAGCCCTACTACAACTCAGCCAAATTGGATTGCAATTCGACGAATCAAAATCGCAGAACCCTTTTGCGTATTATACTGCCGCTATCACCAATAGCTTTACTCGTATCTTGAACATCGAGAAGAAGATGCAGAACATCCGTGATGACATCCTTGAGATGAACGGACTCAACCCATCATGGACTCGACAGAATTCTGGCAAACATTCAATGGAAGCCATGTCCGGACCGGTTGTAAGCACCTTGGATGAGTAGTATAATCAAAGGATGACTAATCTATTCCGCAAAGCCGCGATCTTCACTGACATCCACTTTGGATTGAAATCAAACAGTGTCACTCACAATGAGGACTGTTTAAACTTCGTGAAGTGGGCCACTGGCAAGGCCCGAGAGGAAGGTTGTGAAACTTGCTTGTTCCTTGGTGACTGGCACAACAATCGAGCCAGTCTCAACATTGTCACGCTGAACTACAGCCTCAGGGCGCTGGAGCATATGAATGAGAACTTTGATCGAGTATATTTTATTCCTGGAAATCACGATCTATATTATAGGGACAAGCGTGATATTCAAAGTGTTGAATGGGCAAAGCACCTCCCTAATGTTGAAATTTGTAACGATTGGTTTTCCAGTGGTGATGTGGTTATTGCTCCTTGGCTTGTGGGGGACGACCATAAACGCATCTCTAAACTAAAAGCCAAATACATGTTCGGGCACTTTGAACTGCCCGGCTACTTGATGAACGCCATGGTAGAGATGCCGGATCACGGCGAAGTGCGACGAGAAGACTTCACGAACTTTGAACATGTATTCACCGGGCACTTCCACAAACGCCAGACCAAGAAAAACATCACTTATATCGGCAATGCGTTTCCACACAACTATGCAGATGCCGGTGACGATGCTCGCGGCCTTACTATTCTAGAATGGGGACAAGATCCTGTGTATCATGCTTGGCCCGATCAACCGCGTTATCGTGTGTTGGGACTGGCCAACATCATTGATAATGCAGCCGCATTGCTTGCTCCTAGGATGCATGTTCGTGTAAACTTGGACATTGAGATTTCATACGAAGAAGCCAACTTTATCAAAGAAACATACATCAAGGACTATGGTCTTAGAGAGATGGCCTTGATACCCAACAAGAACTCATCGGTAGACACGGACATGGCACCAGGTGAGATCAAATTTGAAAGTGTGGATCAGATCGTCACAGATCAGATCACCAACATTGAATCAGAATTCTACGACAACAAACTACTACTGAAGATCTATCAGAATCTATGATCCACCTACGCGACCTCACAGTAAAAAACTTCATGAGCGTGGGCAATACCACGCAGGCCATTGACTTTGATCGCTCAGACCTAACTTTGGTTCTGGGCGAAAACCTAGACATGGGCGGCGACGGATCACGCAACGGCACAGGCAAGACCACAATCATCAATGCATTGAGTTATGCCCTGTATGGTCAAGCACTATCAAACATCCGCAAAGACAACCTTGTGAACAAGACCAATGCCAAGCACATGCTGGTGAGTCTTGACTTTTCGGTAAGCGGACAGAACTATCGAATTGAACGTGGGCGTAAACCCAATGTACTCCGGTTCTATGTGAACGATGAACATCAAGCAGCACAGGACGAAGCACAAGGCGACAGCCGAGAAACACAAGAAGCCATCGAGCGTGTGTTAGGAATGAGCCACGACATGTTCCAACACATCGTGGCGCTGAACACATACACAGCACCGTTCTTGAGTCTCAAGGCCAACGAACAAAGAACCATCATTGAACAACTACTGGGTATCACATTGTTGAGTGAACGTGCTGACCGTATCAAAGAACTCAACAGACAGACCAAAGACTCTATACAATCTGAAGAATTGCGTATTCGTGCTGTTCAAGAAGCCAACAAGCGCATTGAAGAGCAGATCGTCAGTTTAGAAAAACGGCGAACCCTGTGGTTACGCAAACAAACAGAAGATACAGAAGGCCTGGCACAGGGCATTGCTGATCTTGAACACATTGATATTTCAGCAGAGGTTCAAGCACACAGAGATCTCGAAGCATATCATGTTCGCAAGAAGGCCACAGACGAAGCCAATCGCTGGATACAACAGATAGATGCCGACGATACCAAACTGCTCAAGCAAATGGCCCAGATTGAAAAAGATCTTGGTCAGATTGCCAGCCACAAGTGTTTTGCTTGCGGCACAGACATACACGACAACAGCCTTGACACAGTGAAAGCACAGCGTGAGAAGACTCTGCTAGAAATCTCATTGCAAGTGCTGACCAACGACACGCAACGATCCGAACATCAAGATCGATTGAAAGAACTTGGCGAACTAGGGCAAGCACCCCGGGTGTTCTATGACAGCCTTGAACAGGCACTGAATCACAAAAACACCTTGGACACATTGATGAAGGATCTAGCCACAAGATCAGCAGAAACTGATCCCTACAGCGAACAGATCACAGAAATGCAAAATCAAGCCCTGCAGGTGGTTAGCTATGATACCTTGAACGAATTCACTAGAGTGCAAGAGCATCAAGAGTTCTTGCTCAAACTGCTCACAAGCAAAGATTCATTTGTGCGTAAGAAGATCATTGATCAGAACTTGAGTTATCTCAACAGCCGACTCACACACTATCTTGATCGTATCGGATTGCCGCACACAGTGAAGTTCCAGAACGATCTCACAGTGAGCATCGAAGAACTGGGTCGTGAACTGGACTTTGACAATTTGAGTCGTGGTGAACGCAACAGACTGATACTCAGCATGAGCTGGGCCTTCCGCGATGTGTGGGAGAGTCTATATCAACCCATCAACATCTTGTTCATTGACGAGATGATTGATTCCGGCTTGGATACACAGGGTGTGGAGAATGCCCTGGCCCTGCTGAAGAAGATGAGCCGAGAACGACACAAGAGCATTTGGCTTGTGAGTCACAGAGACGAACTCACCAGTAGGGTAGAGAACATTCTCAAGGTAGTGAAAGAGAATGGGTTCACTTCATACTCAACGGATATTGATGTTGTTTAACTATAAAACCATACATCTTGAACTCAGTAGTAAGTGTGTACTTAAATGCCCACGATGCCCAAGAACCGAGTTGGATTTGGATCGCCTAAATCAAGAGGTTTCACTAGATGAGTTCAAGTCAGGATTTCCTATAGAGATACTGTCTGAAATAGAAAATTTTATATTTTGTGGCGACATCGGAGATCCTATATACGCCACAGAATTTTTAGAAGTGATAGAATATATCAAATCAAACAGCAGTAGTCGTGTTCGAATTGTTACCAACGGTAGCTATAAAAAATCCGATTGGTGGCAAAAGTTAGGCAGTCTATTAGATCACAACGATCGTGTCACGTTCAGTGTGGATGGATGGGACGATTCGTCCAACAACCTATATCGAGTCAACAGTGACTTTGATAGCATCGTCAATGGTATCAAGGCACTGCGTGGCTCTAGTGATTGTTCGATACTTTGGTCCACGATATATTTTTCTTTTAACCAACATCGGATTGGATCAATCCGAGAACTGGCCAAGTCGCTAGGATGCAATCAATTCCAAACAGTCAAAAGTTCAAAATTTGATGGTAGATACGGTATCATCGACGAATTAAAACCAGCAACAAATCTGGTATCAAGCAGTTTGATATACGAGACACAAGTTGAAACATTGAATCAAGACAAGTACGTGCCAATCGTTCCTGCTGTGCCCAAGATCGCACATCCCTGGGCTAGATGTCTAAACTACACCAAAGATTTGTTCATCGGAGTCGACGGATTAGTGACCCCGTGCCCATGGTTTAATAACGGGTATCAACACAACGATTTTGTACATAAGTACAAAGATCGCATTTGTATCAAAACCAAAAGTCTGAAACACATACTTCAAGATGAGATATGGAATGAACTGTTGAGTAGATTTGACATGGATCCGTTGGAAATTTGTAGAATAAAGTGTAAAGATGCCAAACAGTAGTATTTTTTGCAACATCCCCTGGTTCGAGTTAAACATCAATCATGATGGTAGCTATGATCTATGCGGTTGCCAGAATGACAAAATCGTAGGAACCGATGCTGGAAAAATTTATAACATCAAAAAAATTCCAATAAACGATTACTGGAATGGAACAAGATTACAACAGGCACGACTAAGAAAACTGGGTGATGTTCCAGATTCTATGTGTAAGATGTGTCAGCAAAAAGAATCTGTAGGTTACGAGAGTAACAGAATGAAAGAAAATTACAAATCTGTAATTTTTAAACCGGCATTTGATCGTAGCTATCTGCAAAGTCCAAACTATCAACATTTTAAGTACAGTGAGGACCACCACGGGCTTACTACTTCAAAGATACACAGTCTACATCTAAACCTTGGCAGCACCTGTAATTTTTCTTGTCGCATGTGCAACCCATTTGCCAGCACAAGATTGCAAACTGAATACAAACAGCTGAAGTGGTTACCTCCTGGAGAATTATTCGAACACTGGACAGACAACACCGACGGGTGGAACAACTTCTTGGATTTTTTACATGAGCATGCCGATCATCTCAAGGTGATACATATCATCGGCGGAGAAGTTGAATTCATACCCAAGTTCAATTTTATAATAGATTACTTCATCAACGCAGGATTAGCTGATACTGTGAACATCAGTTTTACTTCCAACGGCAGTGTAGACTACTCAAAATATTTTGACAAGCTGTCTAAATACAAAAGATGTGAGATTGGAATCAGTATTGAAAGTGTGGATCTCATCGGGGACTATATCAGGCAAGGCGGCAATATTGGTGATATTCTAAAAAATATCCAAACCATGAACAACAACAAACCTAGCAACATGCAATTGGTCATCCGAACTGTTCCAAGCCTGTTGAGTTTGCCATCTTATGCTAACCTAATCAAGTGGGCATTAGAGTTAGCGTTGCCCATTGACAATAGTTTATTGGTCAAGCCAGCGTGGCAACGGGCTGTGCTGTTGCCTGACAATATTAAAAAAAATATCGTCGACAGTATATTACCGATTTTGGAAAAGTTGCCAAGCACAGGCAACGAATTTAACAATCAGAAAGATTCAAATCAGATTGCTGTCAGTATTCGCAACGAGTGTGAAAGTATGATTAGATTGGCACAGACCCCGGCACCTGCGGATGCAGATGTACTCAGGAAAGAGTGTGCTGATAGACTGAGTCAGTGGGACTCGTTGAAAAAAATCAACATCAAGAACTATTCTGTGGATCTTTATAATTTTCTAACAGAGTTTGGCTATCATGCGTGATGTCAACTTTGGTCTTGTGCTCGAACCATTGTACTGGAGCGATGTACCAGATATTCGAATTGAGTTCAATCAAGCGGTTCTTGTAGACCTGACTTTGGCCGATACTGAAAAATTTAATTGGACATTGCCGGCACAAGATCTCAATCGACTCAGTGTGTTCTTTTTGAACAAAACAGACAGTGACACAGTTGGCAATCTTGACAAGGCAGTTATTATCAAAGAAATCTCGCTCGAAGGATTATCGTATCCAACTTTCATGCATCGTAGCCAATATCGTCCTGAATACTCTGATGGATATTATCAGTACGCCACACAAAACAATATTATAGTAGAACCGGTAATACATTCAAACTATCTAGGGTTTAACGGTGAGTGGTTTTTAGAATTCACTTGGCCCACGTTTACCTGGATCTACGAGTCAGAAACAAGCCATCAAGGATGGATTTATGAAAAAAATATATAACTTCAGGAGTGTTAGGTAACTAATAGTCGATGACATGGCTTTACGAACAACAACCAATTACGGAACTTCCCGACGATTGTGTTGGGTTTGTTTACATGATCACGAATAATCTTACTGGACGCAAATACATAGGCAAAAAATTAGCAAAGTTCTCAAAAACCACTTATCGAGTAGTCAAGCAAAAAAACGGCATCAAAAAGAAAAAACGCATACGCAGCAAAATTGATTCAGATTGGCAACAATATTATGGATCCAGCGCAGAACTCACCGCAGACATCGAACGACTAGGCACCAACAATTTCACCAGAGAGATACTCTACTACTGTGCAAGCAAGAGTGAATGTTCATACATTGAAGCACGCGAGCAGTTCAGCAGACGGGTATTGGAATCACAAGATTATTACAATGGCCATATACAGGTAAGGGTACATGGCCGCCAAAT